CAGGCAAATTTAAGATATTAAAAAACAGTTTGGCTGAAACCCAAGAAAGCATCGGCGCGGCGTTGCTACCCGTGTTGCAAAAAGTGTTGCCATATTTGCAGGCAATGGCTGACTGGGCGCAACGCAACCCGACAGCGTTTTTAATTATTGCAAGCGCTATATCGGCAGTCGCAGCCGCGATCGTCGCGGTCAATATTGCAATGGCGTTAAACCCGTTTGGTTTGATTGCGGTCGGTATCGCTGCGCTGGTAACTGGTCTAACTATTGCGTACACAAAATTCGAGACGTTTCGCAACATCGTCAACATTGTGCTTAACGGCCTAATTGCAGGTTTTGAGACGTTCGCTAATTCGTTTATCGGTGCAATCAACCTAATTATTCGCGGCATGAATTTAATCAACCCGTTTACCGACATACCAAGTTTGCCGACAATTGCGTTGGGTCGTATTGGTGGCGCTGGTGGTGCTACACCCGTTACGGCTGATACGCGCACGGCTGATCGTATGGCTCGAGAGGCGGGTCAAATTATGCCTAGTTTGCCCCCAAGCATTATTGGCGGCGGTGGCGGTGGCGGTGGCTCTGCCGGTGGCGGCGGCGGTGGTGGCGGTGTTGGTGGCGGTGGCGATTTAGTAACTATTCAAGGCGCGTTGACAGAGTTTGGTATGGCTGAACGTATCGCAGCGCGTGGTAGCGGTGGCGTAACGATCAACGTGACGGGCGGTATTTCGACTAGCGCAGAAATCGGTCAAAGCGTGTTAGATAGTTTGCTGGCCTACCAGCGCGTATCAGGGCCACTTGATTTACAGATAGCGGTCTAATGGCTGGGGTTGCGGTCGTTGCTAGTGGCAACTATGACTTAGAGATTGACACAGGGTTTATTCAAGACGGGTTTTTGCTTGATGATGCAACGGCAGGCGTTTTAGATAACACAACATATGTGCTTGACGGCACGACACAATATGCGAGCGTTTTAGACGGCATTAATCAAGTGTTTGTGCGTCGAGGGCGACGCGATCAAGGCGACCAGTTTGGTGCAGGCACGATGACGTTTACGATGCTTGACACCGACGGTATTTTTATGCCGTTTGATGAGAACAGCCCGTACTACGACACGGCCGAGGCTAAACCGGGTTTAGCACCTATGCGGTCGGTGCGACTGTCTCGATACAGCGCCACAAACGTTAAAGAATATTTATTCGTGGGCAAGATCGTCAACTTTGACTACAACTTCGCGCTTGGCGGTTTGGATACGGTGACGGTATTTTGTGCCGACGACTTCTATTTGTTATCGCAAACATATTTAGACGAGTACAACGTCAGCGAGGAATTGTCGAGCGTTCGTGTGTCGGCAATACTTGATCGACCCGAGGTAGCGTTTCCCGTCGCTAATCGCAGTATTGGTACAGGCACACAAACGCTTGGCGGTGACGCGGCGTTTACGATCGCGCAAGGCACAAACGTTCTTGGCTATTTGGCGCAAGTCAACGAGGCTGAGCAGGGTCGTTTATATATGTCGCGTGACGGCAATATCGTATTCGAGCCACGCATAGGCACAACACTTGACGCGAGCGTCGCAGACTTTAACGACGACGGCACAAACATACCGTACAACGGGGTAGGCATAACATTTGAGGCCGATCAGGTCGTCAACCGTGCGGTCGTGCAACACTTGGGCAGTAACAATCCGCAGATCGCTGACGACGCTGGTAGCCAAGCAACGTACTTTATACAGACTTATAGCATCACAAATAGTTTGTTGCATAACGACACGGCGGCGCTTGAGTTGGCGACCTATTTGCTTGACCCTAACCCTGAGCCACGATACACGTCACTAGCGACAGGGTTTCCGTTACTAAGCAGCGCCCAACGCGACACGGTTGCCGTACTCGACATAGGCGACACGATCACCATTGAGAAATCGTTTGCCCCCGGCACAAGCCCAGCGTCACTAGCCCAAAACCTATCTATTGAGGGCATTGAGCATACGATCAACGTGAACAGCGGTCATAGCGTCACCTATTACACGTCGCCCGTTATCGTATTAAACGAGTTGATACTTGACGATTTGTCGTTCGGTATCATCTCAGCAGACAACGCGTTAGGGTAAAGTAGGCGATTATGGGTGCAAACGCGCAGACAGCAGTTCCAAGTTTTACAGCAGGCCAAGTTTTAACGGCCGTGCAACAAACGCAAATAAATACGGGTATTCCAGTTTTTGCTACGTCGGTTACGCGTGATGCGGCGTTTGGTGGCACAGGTGAAAAAACGCTTGCTGAAGGTCAATTTGCGTATCTTGAGGACAGCAACACAACGCAATATTATGACGGGTCAGCGTGGCAAGCGTTAACTGGTGCGCGAATTGGTCAAGTTGTTAGCACAACGAAAACAGATACTTTTACGGCAGCAACTACGACTTACACAGACATCACAGGTTTAAGCGTTTCTATTACACCAACATCGGCAACAAGCAAAGTTTTTGTTTTAGCGATGATCACAGGCAGTAACGACGTAACCGTGTCGGTTGCGACACTTCGACTGATGCGCAATACGACTGCTATTGCGATCGGTGACACGGCTGGTAACAGAATTGTTGGCACAGCACCATTAACAGGTGGTCAAGACGCAGCGCAAAACAATACTCAAATGATTGCATTTTTGGATAGTCCAGCGACAACAAGCGCAACAACTTACAAAATACAAGGTCGATCAAATGCGTCTGCTGATACTTTTTTTATTAACAGGTCAGACACAGATAGCGACAGCACGGTTTTCAATCGTACAGTTTCGACTATTGCAGTTTTTGAGGTAATCGTATGACCGACTATGCAACAGTTCTAAAACGTCGTTACAAAGGCAAAGAGTGGACACTAAGCGGCGATGACTACGACGGTTTGGTTTGGTTATCGGATACAGCAAAACCAACTAAAGCAAAACTTGATAGTTTGTGGGCGGAAGTGCAACAAGAAATCGCAGACGAAAAAACCGCCAAAATTGCGACACGGCAAGCCGTACTTGACAAACTTGGTTTGACAGTAGACGAAGCCGCCGCATTATTTGGCTAGTCATGGCGCGCAAACCAATAAACCGATCACGTCGACAAATAGGCGACCAAACAACCAAAGGCGGTTTGATCGGTTTGTTTATTTATTGGGCGACCCAAAACAACATTGACCCAGCACTCATCGCGCTACTTGTACCGATGATCTCAAGCGTGTTGGCTTGGCTATCAACCAAAATTGGTGACCCCGATTTAGCCTGCATATTCATACCCAAAGACGACAAAGACAACAAAGATTGACTAAACCATACGTCGTCATTCAGCAACCAGTTGTTAAAGGCGGTTTAGCAGGCACACGCACTTGGTCAGATTTGGCCTGCAAAAACAGCAACGGATCGCTTTGGTGCAACGGTCTTTGGGTTAATCGTGATATGCGAACACGACCCGGCATCATCAGTAACCATGCTCGAGGGCTGGCAATGGATTTGTCATATCGTTGGCTTAATCAAAAAAAACTTGGTGTGCGTGACGGCCGCAAAACATCGCTTGCGTTTATCATTAAATGTTTACAAAACGCCGACCATTTAGGCATACAACTTGTGATCGATTACCAGTTGCAACGGTCGTGGCGTTGCGATCGTGGCACATGGAAACCCCTACCAAGCGTTGAGCAGGGCGACTGGTATCACATTGAGATTGAGCCACTACTTGCACACAACCCCGACATCGTAAAAGCCCGATTTGACGCGGTTTTCGGGGCATTCCCCACATCACCACCAAAACCCGTCTAGGGTTATAGACCTACCGAGAAAGTAGGTCACTCATGACACTCATCACCAAAATTGGCGTATCGCTATTTATTAGCATTACGTCGATATTTGTACTACACAAACCACCAACCCCAACACCGGCAGAACTACGCCCAGCGCCAATCACCGTTTGGCAAGGGTTAGAGCCTGCAGCGCCTGTACCGCCAACCACGGTTGTTACGACGCCTATAACGCAACCTGATGCGTGTCAGACGGTGTTTGACATGGCTCGACACGTCGGCTGGGCAGAGCAAGATTTAGCTCAACTGGTTGCGGTTGCGTATCGTGAGAGCCGTTGCCAGCCTGACGCGTTCAACCCGCGTGACCCTAATGGTGGGTCAAACGGTGTTATGCAGATCAACCAGTTTTGGTGCAAACCGTCAAAGTATTACGCAAACGGTTACTTGCAGGCCTACGGCTTGATACGCAC